TAAACCAAGCATACAGCCAGGTAAGACCATCCTAACCAACGGCAACCCTGCTGAGGTGCTACAGCCATTTAACTTCGGTAACGTCAGTCAGATTACCTTTGCACAGGCTCAGTCACTACAGACTATGGTGCAGACAGCCACAGGCGCTATTGACAGTGCTGGTATTGCAGGCTCTATCAACGGAGAGTCTACCGCTGCTGGTGTCTCTATGTCACTAGGCGCTATCATCAAGCGTCACAAGCGTACCTTGATCAACTTCCAAGAAGCCTTCCTGATTCCCTTCGTACAGAAGACTGCTTGGCGCTACATGCAGTTTGAACCTGAGCTGTATCCAGTAGCTGACTACAAGTTCCACACCTCTAGCTCTCTAGGCATCATTGCTCGTGAGTATGAAGTAACACAGCTTGTACAGTTGCTGCAAACCATGTCACCAGACACGCCAATGTATCCTAAGCTGGTTATGTCCATCATCGACAACATGAACCTGTCCAACCGTGAGGAGCTTATTGCTACTCTTGAGCAGGCTAACCAGCCTAATCCAGAAGCTCAACAGGCTCAACAGATGGCTCAACAGGGTCAGATGGCCTTCCAGGCGTCACAAACTGCTGCACTTAACGGCCAAGCCGCTGAATCGCAAGCCAGAGCGCAGAAGATTGCCATTGAAGCACAGGCTATACCGCAGGAACTGGAGATTGACCGCATCAAAGCTGTTACAACTAACCTAGATAAGGGTGATGCAGACGATAAAGAGTTCCAGAGACGCTTAGAAATCTCTAAACAGCTACTAAAAGAGCGTGAAGTAGCCGTGAAAGAGGAAAATGTTGCTAGACAGGCAGCTCCACAGCCTGCGCCAGCAGCACCTCAACCACCAGCACAAGGAATGATACCTAATGGTCAGCAGTAGAGACTTAGAACACGTAGTAGCTCAAGTAAATGTACAGTTTGAGGAACTATTTAAGAAGATTGCACAACTTGAGAAACAAATAGCGGAAACAGGAGCTAAGAATGGCAAAGGCAAAAGTAACACAAAGCCACAGAAAGGGTAGAGCACCTGCTAAAGGTAAAGCTAAGGTTAAAGTAACTTCTAGCGGCAAGAAAGTAAGCTATGGTCAGGCTGGTAAGGCTAAGGGTGGCGGCCCTAGAGTAAAACCAGGCACTTCTAAAGGTGATAGCTACTGCGCTAGGAGTTTAGGTATTAAGAAGAGGTTACCTAAAGAAAAGCAGAACGACCCTAACACACCTAATAACTTATCAAGAAAGCGTTGGAAATGTTCTGGCGCTAAATCTAGGAGAAAGTGATATGCCATACGGTAAAGGTACATACGGTAGTCAAGTAGGTCGTCCACCAAAGAAAAAAACAGCGCCAAAGCCTAAGAAGAAGCCAGTTAAAAGAGGTAAGTAACGTGGCCATTAGAAACTCTACAGTAAACAAAGCAGGGAACTACACTAAGCCCACCATGCGTAAGAGATTGTTTAACGAGATTAAAGCAGGTACTAAAGGTGGTAAGGCTGGTCAATGGTCTGCTAGGAAAGCTCAGATGTTAGCTAAACAATACAAAGCAGCAGGTGGAGGCTACAAATGAAAGGTGTAAACCACTACAAGAAAGACGGCACTGTCCACAAAGGAGGTATGCACAAAATGCCTGATGGTTCTTTACACTCAGGCAGGTCTCACGGCAAAACCAGTGAAAAGCTATTCCACTATGGTGCTTTGTCAGATAAGGCTAAAATGAAAGCGAGGAAGTCATGGCGCTAACGGAATCACAGAAGTCTTTAAAAAGGTGGACAAATCAGAAGTGGCGTACACCCTCTGGTAAGCCTAGCGGCAAGACTGGAGAGGTCTACGCACCTTCTAAGACAATTAGTAAGCTGAAGTCCACAGCAGCAGGTAAGAAGAAACTAGCCGCTGCTAACAGGAAGAAGAAGGAAGCAACCGCTAAAGGCAAGCAACACGCCAAGCATGGCCTACATAAGGGCAAGAAACGATGAAGGGCCAGACACACGGCGGCAAAGGAAGTGCCCAGCGCAAGACAGACCAGAAGAAGTTTGCAGCCAACTGGGACGCTATATACAACAAAACTGAGCAGAAGTCAAGTAAAAAGAAGAAATAATGCTTGACTTTCTTATGCTTTTATGTTATAATAACTGTGTAAGACTAATATAAACAACGCTGTCCTAATAGGAGAAACAGTATGATTGATAAAGAACTTGAGCTGTATTACCGTAACATTAGAGATATGTTTGGAACACCTGGCTGGAAGCAGCTAATGGAAGACCTTAACTCTAACGCAATGGTAATAAACTCAGTAGAAGCTGCAAAAGACAATGAAGACCTATACTTCCGTAAAGGCCAACTAGCTGTCATAGCTAACCTGCTGAACTTAGAAGCTCAAATCGATGCAGCCGAAGAAGAAGCAATGAAGGAAGAAGACTCAGAAGAAGCTGCCTAATGAGAGCTATATATGAGTATCGCTGCGAGGATGGACACACAAATGAACGCTTTACAGATTCAGAGTGTACCCACATCCCCTGCTTAGACTGCAATAAGATTGCAAGAAGAATTGTAAGTGCTGTGCGTTGTAAGTTAGACCCTATCTCTGGTGATTTTATGGGTGCTACCAGACAATGGGAAAAGAACAGGGCACAGAAACTACAGCAAGAGCGCAAGGCCAACTCCTAACCGAAGCCCTGCATAATACACCTCCATAATGAGAATACTCACGGAGTTTAATAATGGCAACACTAATAGACGAGCGTCCAGAAGACGTTGAAACTGAAGAAGAAGTAAATCAAATTCAAGAGGAACCTGAAGTAGAGGAGACTCCTCAAGAGGAAGAAATCCCTGACAAGTACAAAGGAAAGTCAACGGCTGAGATTGTACGGATGCACCAGGAGGCTGAGAAGTTACTAGGCCGCCAAAGCTCAGAGGTAGGGGAACTTCGGTCAGTAGTAGACAACTACATACAGACACAACTCGACACCAACACCCCAGCAACCCAAGAACCTGAAGAAGATATAGACTTTTTCTCTGATCCCGACAAGGCAGTCGAGAGAGCAATTAAGAATCATCCTTCAATCAAAGCTGCTGAAGCACAAACTCAGCAGTACAAGCAGCAAACAGCGCAGTCTCACTTGCAACAACGTCACCCTGACATGCAAGAGATTCTACAAGATGGTAAGTTTGTTGAGTGGATTAAGGGATCAAAGATTCGTACACAGCTCTTTGCACAGGCAGACACGCAGTACGACTACGAAGCTGCTGATGAACTCTTCACTTTGTGGAAAGAACGTCAACAGGTAGTAGGACAGACTGTAGCTAATGAGAAGGCTAGTCGCAAAACCGCAGTTAAGAACGCCTCAGCAGGTAATGCTAAAGGTAGTGGTGAAGCAGCAAGTCGTAAAGTTTATAGACGCTCAGACATTATTAAACTAATGCAGACCGACCCTGAAAGGTATTTGTCTTTGTCTGACGAGATCATGCAAGCATACCAAGAAGGGAGAGTCCGAAACTAAATCTCTTTAAGGAAGTATTATCATGGCTACATCAGTATATCCCAACATGGGCGGAGCAGTAGACAACACTAGCGCAGCTAAGTTTATCCCAGAAATCTGGAGTGACGAAGTAATTGCTGCATACAAGAGCAACCTCGTACTGGCTAACCTCGTCAAGAAGATGAGCATGACTGGTAAGAAGGGTGACACCATCCACGTACCTAAGCCTACTCGTGGCACAGCTCACGCTAAAGCTGAAGGCGTTGCAGTAACCATCCAGAACAACGTAGAATCTGAAGTTCTGATCAACATTAACAAGCACTTTGAGTTCTCTCGTCTGATTGAAGACATTACCGAAGTACAGGCTCTGGCTTCTCTGCGTCAGTTCTACACTGGCGACGCTGGTTATGGTCTGGCCAAGCAGGTTGATGACGACCTGTTTACTCTGGGTAAGTCTTTCGGCGACGGCGACGGTTCTTCTTGGGTTCACAGCGGTTCTTACCAGATTACTTCTGGTGGCGCTCTGGAAGCCTACGATGCTGACGGCACTGCTGACGTTAACGCTTTCACTGACGGTGCTTTCCGTGCTTTGATTCAGAAGATGGATGACGCTGACGTTCCTATGGACGGTCGCAGCTTCGTTGTTCCTCCTTCACTGCGTAACGCTATCATGGGTATTGATCGCTACACCTCTACTGACTTTGTTAACGGCAAAGGCGTAGAGACTGGCAAGATTGGTAACCTGTACGGCGTAGACGTATTTGTTTCTACTAACGTACCTACTCTTGAGTCAGGCGTTCGTGGCGCTCAGCTGATCCACAAGGACACCAATGTTCTTGCAGAGCAGCAAGCTGTACGTTCTCAGACTCAGTACAAGCAGGAGTTCCTAGGTACTCTATACACTGCTGATACGCTTTACGGTTGTCAAGTAATGCGTCCTGAAGCAGGCTTCGTACTGGCTGTTCAGTAAGCTAGTACAACTAAGGGGATTCTTCGGAGTCCCCTTTCCCTTTTCTTCTTTTTTTCTCTTGTTTTCGTAGGAGCTACAATGGCTATATTCAGAGGTGACGGTGGTGCAGGCGATTCCAATACGGACGCTACCATATCCATTGTTACAGCCCAAGCTAACATAGCTACTACGAAAGCAAGTGATGCAGCCACTAGTGCTGTAGAGGCAGCTAACTCTGCAACCACTGCTGCAACTAAAGCAACTCAGGCGGCTACTTCTGCAACTGATGCGGCTAACAGCGCCACAGGTGTTGCAGCCTACGCAACAGCAGCACAGAACTCAGCCACTGCCGCAGCAACCTCAGAGACTAATGCAGCCACTAGTGCTACAGGTGCTGCTACAAGTGCTACAGCAGCCAGTGCCTCTGAGACAGCCTCAGGAGCCTCTGAGACGGCTTCCGCTGCTAGTGCTACCACTGCTACTACTAAAGCCTCAGAAGCCGCCACAAGCGCAACCAGTGCGTCTAACAGTGCTTCTACGGCAACGACTAAAGCATCAGAGGCTTCGACTAGCGCCAGCAATGCCTCAACCTCCGAAAGCAATGCTGCTACATCGGCCTCTAATGCTTCCTCTTCAGCCTCTGCTGCATCTAGCTCTGCTACGGCAGCGTCTGGTTCAGCTACAGGTGCAGCCACTTCAGCTACCAATGCTGCTGCAAGTGCTACTGCTGCGGCTGCTTCAGAGTCCTCTGTATCTGCGGATGCTAGTGCAGCGGCTACCTCAGCAACCAACGCAGCAGCCAGTGCAACCACAGCCACAACAAAGGCTAGTGAAGCAGCTACGTCAGCTATCAATGCAGCCACAAGCGCGTCTACAGCCTCTACACAGGCTACCAATGCAGCTACTAGCGCCACAGCAGCACAGACGGCTCAGACTAATGCAGAGACTGCTGAGACTAACGCTGAGACTGCTGAGACTAACGC